ATTAACTCATATAAAGTATATTCTACTAATAGTGGTTGAATATAATCTCTAATTAAATTTTCTTCATCTGTATTTAAATCGTTATTTTGAACACCTTCTTTTAATCTAGTATAAAAAGCAGAACCTAATGCTTGTTGAACATAAACATCCTGACTTTTTATAATAAATGGATCTACTATATCATCATCAACATTCTCTTGGATTGTTGTTTGACTTTTAAAATATGTCGGTGATATAAATTTTACTATTGGTCTCGCCATTATTCTGTTATTTGATTTGTATTATTATCTTCACTATCTCTAGTTCCGTATTCTTTTAATTTTAATGCTTCAGTATATCCTGCTGTATTTAATATTTCATTAATAACTTCTTCCATATTTTCCTGCCTTGGTGTTATATATGTATTTTGGAATTCCTCCATTAATTCTGATCTTTCTTCTGTTGAACCTAATTTACCAGGAGTAGCTAAAAATATTTGTTGAGGTACCTCGTGCCCTAAAACTATATTTTCAGTTACTTGTTCCTTTAACATAATAAATCTATCATCAGAATCATTTAATGCTACAGGTATAAATTCTGGCTTACCATCTACACCATCAGAATATGTAATAATTATTTTACCACTATTTTCTGTTCCACTATAATTCTTTTTAAAATCTCTATAAAAGTCATCTTGTTCTTCCATTGTAGGAATCCCTGTGGCAAAGTTTAATATAAAAGATGGTGTATAACCTTGTTTAAGCTGATTTAAATGGAACCTACCCACCTCATAATCCATTTCTATCCAGTTCATTGTTGTAGAATAATAAGGTATAGGATAAAACTCTGATTCAGGATTATATTCTATATAATAAAATAATTGTCTACCTTGTTTTACCAATGAGTTAAAAGGTCTAATCCATTCAGGAGCATATTCTGCTTTTCTATAATTAGCCCAGTCAGTACTAATCCAGTAATGATCATAAGGAATATCCTCACTCTTAATTCCCACTCTAATTTTTTGAAAAGGTATATGTTTTAATGAAGTAATATTAATACCTTCCCTATCCCATATAACTTCAAAAGCAAAACCATTATATATTTCATAATCTAAAGAAGCTCTTTTCATTATTTTCTCTAGTTTATGTTTTTTAACAAACTCTTTTAATGCTGGATCTAAAATATCTTGAAAGCCATTTCCAGCAACCATTTTCGTTTTTTTGTTAATGATTGACTTATTAATAGGAGAACCTTCGTTATTATAGATATTTAATAGGTATTGTGGGAATAGATTATCTTTTCCGAATTCAATTAACCCTCTTTTATTGTTAATACTAATTTTTGGTGGTTCATATGCTTGATTAAAATTAATAATTTTAAACATTTTTTTTATTTCTTTTTCTTCCATAATTATTCGAATGTATATTCTATTTGATTATTATTATTAATTGTTGGTATAGTGGTGCCTGAACCTACTACAACACACTTTCCTGACTCTACCATATTTAGACCTGTTATAGCGGTTAATGTATTGCCTGTCGTCTCGTAAACACTATAATCAAAAGTCCCAGCTTGTAGTATATTATTTTCAGTATATTCCCATTGATTCCATCTAGTTGTATTTGTGCTAGTATCAGCAGAATTAGCTAAAAAAATATCTTGATTAGTTTTATTAGCATTGCTATATAGATTGAGTATAAAATTACTATTGCTATATTCCCTCTTCTCATTCAAGGTAAACACTAACTCATTTGATTGATTCTTATTTATGTAAATCATTTTTTATTTAAATATTTATTTAACTTTTTTGTTTATGGTTCATTGCCAATCAAAACAAAAGTCTTATATTTGTAAAACAAACAATTAAAAAAATATAAATTATGGAAGCAGGAACAGTAAAATTTAAAAACTTAGTAAACAGAATGGGTGTGGATGTTCAAGTTAATAGTTTAGATGTTAACATACTAACTATTGATAATGAAAAACCAAAACAGATTGTTGAGATTTTAGTATCAGAATTGGATAAATTGGTTATCGTTAGAACTTCTAAGGGATACCATTTAGCTGAAGAATATAAATTAGCTTCTGATGTTCCTTTCGTTAGAGAGTGGGTTAAATTTGATTTGAATTTTATCGACTTGGGTTCTGAGATTAAAAACTCTATTCAGAAAATTAAATAATAAAAAAAGGGGGGGTCTGATGACCCCCCCAATCTAAAGATATAGATTATATAAGGAAAAGTTATTAAGCTACAGGAATATCCACTCCCAAAAGGGCACCATCAATAAGATAAACACCATTTTGTGATTTCCATTGTATAGTTAACGTAGCACCATTCATATCTCCCAAAGCAACACCTAAATCGGCATTACCTTCAGTAGCTCTACCAGCTGTTTCAAGACCTGCTAAGAAGTATTGTCCAGCATTTGCTTTAATTACTGCGTATAATGGAGCTCTACCTAGAGCGATAATTAAATTTCTTAAATCTTTATCTAGTTCAGTAAATTTAATGGATAAATTTGATTCGTAGAATACGGTACCATTTTCTCTAGCAAATTGACCAGCTTGATTCAATCCAGCGAATTCAATATCTTGTTCCATTAAATAAACACTGTTTGCAGAAGTAACACCCGTGATAACGTTGTCTACATCAAAAGTGTAAGCTGTATCAGCACTATAGGTACCAATCCACACTTTTTCAACACCACCAATGGTATTACATCCTAAAACATATCCACTATCTAAAGTACAATTAATCGTTGACATATTTATTTTTTTTTATTTTGTATAATACATATTTTTTTTTAGTATAAAGGGGAGTTTTGTATCTCCCCTTTTTTTTAACTAATTATTAAGCTAATTTAAAGTCTACTACAAACTCAGGGTATGCTACTTCTACACCTAACTTAAATTTACTTCTAAATCTAACTTCATCGTTATCAGCCGAATAGAAAATTTGAAAATTTTCGTAGTCATTTAATAAGTCAGTTCCTACATATAAGTTAGAAGCTGGTGTTAATACCGCTCTGTTCGTACCATTCAATCCTCTAACCGCAATTACTCTTACGTTAGTACCAGGAATCATTTGAGAAAAATCTTGACCTTGGTCTTCAGCTCCTGTATAGTGGAATAAGTTAGCGTCTCTTAATGCCTTAGCATAAGTTCTGTAGAAGTCATATCCTACGAATAAGTGTAGGTCACCAACATTAATAACGTCAGTTGGGATAACAGATGCCATACCATCAACAATATCGATGATATTTGCTGCTGTAATTGCTGTTACAGAATCAACGTTACCGTTAACAGTGCTAGCTGAGATAACCTCATCAAACAATTTTAACCAACCATCACATAATGCTAAGTTTCCTGAACCAGTATCAGTATCACCTTTCCATAAGATATCTTCGAAAATAGCTTGTAAATTATCAGCTTTATCTTCAGCGAAGATTGCCTCAAAAGGAATATCCTCGTTATAAGAACCTGGTCTCATTTGTTTTTGTAAAAAGTAAGCTTCTAGGTCATCAAGACATAATGCTTCTTCAAACTTAATAGGGCAAACTGATAAAGTTCTTTGTGTTATTGCTGTAGTCCCTGATGGTGACCATCCACAGGCACCAGCTTGACCAACCATTGTAGAACCAATTTTGTTAATTGTTGCAGAAGACTTAATGTCTGGTTGCACAGTTACTAATTCTACAGTTCTACCTTGTAGAATAGATTTTTTAATTAACGGCAATTTTTGTTCATCAACATATGCCGTAAGCGTACTTAAATCAAAGCTCATTTTACTTTTGTTTTAATTTTTTGTTATTTTTGTCCGAAAAATTTTAATCTTTCGTTTTTTAATTGTTTTTTATCTAATGTTGAAAAGTCTACTTTAGTTTTAACAGATTCCTCTGATGGTTCAGCAGCAAACTTGTTAAATCTTTCTTTTAACTTTTCATTTTCACTTTTTAATGTTTCGAATTCATTTTTTAAAGTTTCTAAAGCAGATAACACTTGGTTTTCGAATTCATTTACTTCTTCTACAACTTCTTCTTCTTTTTCAGGTACTTCATCAACGCTAACTAAAACACCATCTTGAATCATAACTATCAAACCACCCTCTAATAAATGATGTCCTTCAGGAGCTGGTTGAGTCAATTCCTCGTCTAAGAAAAGTTTTGTTTCACCTGGTACTAAATCAGTCCCTTCATAATAAATAGCAACACCATCAGTTCTCATAACATTCGCCATTTTCTCTACCACTTCTTCAGATTCCATTTCTTCTACCACTTCCATTTCAGGCTCTTTAATATCAGATATTAGATTAGATTCGACTTTGATTAAAAAACCTTCTTGAGTTACATATTCACCATCTTCTAACATAACTTCACCATCTTCAGTGATTTCCTTAATTTCAGAACCTATTAACATATCAGTTGCTCTTAAAATCTTCCCGTCTTTGGTTTTGACTTCAATAAATTCTAATGCTTGTTCTTCTTGTTCAAACATTCTTTTAATTTTTTCGATTATTGATTTCTTCATTTTTTTATTTTTAAATATTTATTATTATTTTTGTTTAATACTTAATCATTTATAACAGAATTAAATCCATCTTTTAATTTTTTAACAGATTCAAAAGTTTTTTTAACATAATAACCAACACCTTTATCATTATTTATTTTTCTAATAGATTCGTCTATTGAAAAGCCTTCTATAAAACATAATACCCCAGCACCTATTTTGGTGACTAGTAAATCTGTTTCTATAAACATTGATAATATCTGTGTATCTAAACCAAAAACTAATAAAATAGTGCCTGTATAGATTACTAGTTTACTAATCACCCTAGCTAATTTTCTAGAGGTAACTTGATTCTTTGATTTATAGGCTACGAATACCCCCATACAGGTATCGGCTATAATAAATAACCCCACCAATATTATTAGTGGGAGTGTTGGTGCTAAAAAGACGAATAGCGAAGTTAAAAGTCCTAACATAAAAGTTTTCATATTATTTAATTTTTAAAACTGATTTTATTTTTTCTATTTTATCATCATCAGTCATTGTATCATTAAATACAATATCCTTAATTAAATTTTCTTGGCTATTAATTTTTGAAAAGGCTTCTTCTATAAACGCATTTATTTCGATTGAAAAGCCTGTAAAATCTGGGTTATCTTTTAACTCATTATATAGCTCTTTATTCTTAACATAATAAGTGGTTATCCAGCTACCATCAGGAACATTTTTAAAAAGAGGACTTTCTATTCTACCTTTTTCTAAAATAAAATGCTCTGATAAAATAACACCATCTATAATTTGATTGCTATGATTAAAACTAACTTCATTAATATTGGCTGTCTCAACGAATTTATTTACAATCCTTCTAATAGCATCTTTGGTAAATACAACCGAATAAGGTTTTCCTGTATTTTTATCTATTCCTCTTGGTATCGGTGTATCAGCCAACATTGAGACTGACATAAAAGATTGTTTGCTATCATTATTAAAAGATAACGTAACCATATTTTCAGTTTCTGAAAAGGCAAAATAAGGAACTTCCACTGCTGGATTTTTAACAAAAGAATTTCTAATCATCCCTGTTTGTTCGTCATCCTCATTTATATCTATGTAATAAATTATTTCTTCCATAATATTTAATATTTTTATTTTATTTATGTTTAAAACCTAGCAATATCTTCTATTCTAGTTACTCGTCTTTGTTTTTCTGTAATATCACTTTCTAATACATAAACTCTTTGTGATTTCATATTTTCTTGATAAACTTCTTCATTTCCACCACTAGTGCTTTTGGTTGGTACATTTGGTGTTAATGGTATTCCACCTCCTATTTGATTAATATCAGATAATAAACTACCAAACATTGATGACGAATTAGAATTAATAACCATTTCACCTGGTGCTAACATTGATGGAACACTATCAGTCATCGATGGCGCTCCAGGTACAACACCACCTTGTGCTGCCGTAAATTGTTGTTGTTTAATTGTGTTAATTTGTATTGCGGATGTTGCTGCTGCTATTCCCGCCATAATAACCCCCAATGGTAAAAGTGGTTGTGTAGCAAGACCTGATAAAACTGCTTGTGCTCCCGCCATAATAGCGTTCGCAATATTCATTTTCTTTTGTTCTTGGAAAGCTCTTCTTCTTGCCGCCCTTTCCTCCATTTCTCTTTTTTGGTCTAGGTTGGTTAACTTAGAATCATACTCTTCTCTACTAATTAAATTAGATGCCAACATTGATTCATATCTTGCTGCTTCATCCTCATAACCTTGTTCTCTTTGTAATCTAGCGTTTTCCTCTTGTTGTCTAATACTTTCACCAATCGCACTAGCTAATCCACTAATTTGACCTATAATTTGATTTGCTACCCCTGCTATTGCGGTTAATCTTTCTTCAAAAGTGGCTTCAGTATCTTCTAAATAAGAATCTTGTTGACTTAACAATAATTGTGATAATTGTAATTCTAAATCAGCAACATCTTGACCATAAGCTTTTCTAATGGCAATTAATCTTTTTACCTTTTCTATTTCAGAATTGATGGCTAATCTATTGTATCTTTCTCTAATTTGTTGTTGTTCTTCTTGATTACCTTCAGTAGCTGTTAATTCATTT